TCATCTGTGAAACATTTGAACAGGTAGGAGGCATTCAAAATGAACAATGCTACATCACCCGAGAAGGGATCACGCATTCACTGACAGCTCGAGTGGAAAGTGAAGGTGAAAGTGATGAGTAGTAGGATCAAATCAATTAGTCTGTGTGAAATCACCGAACCTATCGCTCAAGCCATTTCATCCAATGGGGGTAACTTCTCTAAGTTCGTCCGAGAGTGCCTGATCCGATACCACGCCGCTACTGAAGGCTCTCTCCAATGCAAGCGTGGAATTGAATTCACTGACAATGACCGACTATGCCGACCCTTCATTCAAAATCGGTGCATCGTCTGTTGGCCGGCCGGAGAACCTACTCGTGAAGATTGGAGAAAATACACGAAAGGCCCGACCCGTCGAGAGAAGGCAATACACAAATTCACCAACACACCGGGAAACCATCCCGGCACTTCGGCGATCTACTCCGATTCAACGCACCCCGACTTCGTGGGTTGGTATCAAGAGGGCGACATTTACGATGTCACCGTTTTCACCGAAAGTCCTTTTTTCAACGATCACTCGTGGATCCAGGATCAAGCAAGGGCCGCAAACCCCCCCCTATTCGACCTGAAAAATTTACCCGTCCAAGGAAATGCGAAACCGGCTAAATCCCGCCGCCGCCGCCGCTCCACGCTGGCCCGTTGGCTGTTTGGCTGAGTCCGAGTGCCTCCATCGTGTTCATTAATAGAATCAAGCCGAAGGTGAATGCCGTCGGATTCGCCGCCGCCGCCGATCCCAAGACTTCGCCCGTTTCTTCAACGACCCATTCACCGCCCTCGACAACGAGATTACCGGCCACATAGCCCGCCGCCGCACCGAACCAAGGCGCACCAAAGGGGAGGGTGATCAAGCCGCCTATGATCGCGCCAATTGACCCGCCTACTATGTTCTGTGTTTCCAACCAATCATTGAGTTGCGCCGGCGTCATGTCCCGTGTAATGTCGCGCCAATTGATACCGGGTAGTAACTTATCGATCGAGATAGCAAGGACACCGGCTAAGAACAGCAAGAAGACAGGATCACCGAGCGCACTGAGGATAGGCGTCATGAACCTGTTCGCTGAATAACTGAAGGTGGCCTGATCCAGGAGTTCTCTTTCCTTCGCCCCGAGTGTGACCCTATGTTCAATCACCTTGGTTCCATCAACAGGCAAGCGAGGCACGAGCTGACACCTCACAGATCCTCAAGGACGCCTACCATATTCACGACGAGAGCGGCCGCCGTAGCGTTGTAGGATGCGATACATAGGGTGCAAGGGCCGGGAATCATGGGATTAAACAGGCCGGTGGTCCCGCCCGTCATCAATGGCTGTGCATCTGAGGCTGCTCCATTGATGGGATAGAGCCACGAGATCACACCCGCCGCCGTCGAAGTGGTCACATCACTGACAGCTTGAGAGGCTGGAACCAAATTAATGCCATATCTCTCCCCGGCATCCCCGCCGCTAGCTGACAGACCGCTAAGAATGAACCGCGCTCCTTCAGGAACCGCCCCAATTGGAAACATCTTATCGGCATCCGTGCCAGCGGGAACCGTTCCCTGCCATTGAACGCGGGTTGCCATGCGCAGATCACCGCTTCTCGGCCCATCTGATGATATCTCGCATACGCTTAGTTCCCATCAATTCACAGTCGAAAAGCAATTTTGTTGCCTTCTTGACCGCCGCTTTCTCGCTGGCGGACATTATCTTGATGCGGGCTTTCGCTCTCTTGCTGATCCCCATATTCAACACCTAAGCGTCGGTTCTGAACACCATCCGACTGTTCAAAGCCACCGGGATACGGACGGGCGCGAAAGTCGCCGGACAGTCACCCGCCGACGCTGTAAAGGCCACCGTGCCGATAGGAACGCCCGATCCGTCGAGGACATAGACGGGAGATGTCAGCTCGGCGTCATTTGCACCCGCCACGGCGAAAATATGACTGATCACCCTCCCTTGGAGCGTCAAGCCCAATCCCTGCCCATCGAGGACGCTCGTGAATTCCTGTTCGCCAGATCCGCTAGGGGTCACACTGAAAACATGATACTCGCCATTGGTGCAAGCCACACTGACAGCTGCTTCTCTATCACTGCCAGCGTTAACCATGACCTGGATCGAGTCGCCACTTGCTATTTGCTTTGGGTAGGGGAGTTGTGCCGGTAGGCCGCAATTGCCGCCGGACGTTCCGGCCCCCCCTCCAATTGGGAGAGCCAATTTTATTTTTCCGGCACTTTGAACATAGGCCCATGAGAAATCATTTTCCGCTTGAAGTCCCGCCTTGGTGACTACATAATTCCCATGCTGTTGAGTCGCAAAAGTGCCAAAGACCTGAACGGATCCCACATAGTCGGCAGAAGTCCTAACTTCGTCCTGAGTGGCCTCGGTTGTTGCCGCATTTGCCAAAGGAACGATTGCGCCCCGACTTGAAACGGTCATTCCGTAGCAATTCACGTTCGCCATTCAATCACCATTTTACAGACGTATGCCTTTTCCGAGAGCGGGTGCAAGGATGTTTCTATTTACGGATGAAATCGGCATTCTCAAAAGGCGTTTTCCGATTCTAAAGCCGATCGACGTAGTGAAACCTGCGATTGCCATCGGCAGAAGGTTGGCTTGAAAGTTAGCCGCCATGACAGCTAGAGCGGTTGAGGGGTTCGTCGCTATATCGCTGATGGAGATTGAACCGGCTCCTTCTAAGCCGTCGCTGGATCCGCCGCCGCCGCCGTTCTCGGAATACTGCATCGTGTATGATGTGAAGAAGGGAGTGCCACCCTTTAGGTCCGCTTTTCCGGTCACGAATTCCCAAACGCTTGATCCGGCCGTGCCTTCTGTCAGGATGCTCGCATAGACCAATGCCTCTAGGCCGTTGATGATAGAGAAGGACTTTCGGCGATAGGATCGTTTCTTCTTACGCGCCATCGAGTAGGAGCGTGGAATCGGCGGGTTATAAATTAGGCTGAAAATTTACCATCGGCCCCGCGATCCCTAATGACAGCTTCAATGGTAGGTGATTCGACGTTTTTCATCAGCATTTGAGCGATCGCCTGTTGAATTGGGTTGATTTGCTCGATTTCCCCTAACCCGCCCTCGATCAACGACTTGATCGCAACGCCGATGTTCTCGTCAAGATCGCCTATGATCGCTTGAAGGGTGAAGATCACTTGGCGAAACAGCCAAAGCGACAAGACAATGTGAAAAACGACCAATCCAACGCATACAGTCACCCAATCCATGCCCAACCCACACCCAACCCGGCCCTTAAACGATCGTTTGGAGAGAGAGAGAGAGAGAGAGAGAGATCTCTCTATCTCTATACTATACTACTACTAATAATTCAATAATACTGAGCATTCTTACATAATTATTAAAGGGTAGTCCAATCTCGGAGTGTCATGATCGTCTTGCCATCCGCGCCAACCGCGCGTCTAACCGAACCTCGGTATCAGGGTCTTGAATTAGGATCAGGCTCCGGTGAAGTCACCCGCGCTATGCGCGATCTAGGATGGTCGATGACTTCGGTTGATTGCGATATAATCCACGACGCCGATATAATCCGAAAGTGGGAGGATTTGGATCCAGGCGAATGGCTTGATGTCGAATTCATTTGGTGGTCGCCGGATTGCTCCGTATATTCCACGATGTCCTTTCCGCATGGTCACTTCAAGAACGGGATCCCCCAAACCGATGCGGCGATAGCGGCGGAGAAGTCCAACCTTGCCGCACTCGCTTTCATTGAGGCTGTGAACCCTAGATGGTTGATCATCGAGAACCCAAGAGCCCTCATGCGAACCCGTTGGTGGATAAAAGAATTTGATAGGAACACTGTCAGCTACTGTCAGTATGGTTTCGACCGAATGAAGCCTACGGATCTATTCGGACGATTCCCCTCAAAGTGGATGCCGAAGTTATGCAAAAATGGCGATCCCTGCCACACTCCCGCCCCTCGTGGATCCAGGACAGGCACTCAGGGACGGAACCGCCAAGAGATCGCTAAAGTCCCTTACGCGCTCGCTTATGAAATAGGAGAGGCTATCCGAGATGATTGGGGGTGGATCCCGTGAGTGATGTTGAATTTTCTGAAATCTCCGTAGGCGATGCGGTTTGTTTCGGCCGACCCGAATCTAGGGCCGAACCGGCTCATGGCATTGTCGAGAAAATCAATCGGAGAACCTATCAGATCCGACTAACGAAACCCTACCATCAAAGGATTAACGTTTACCCCCAAGGTGGGCGGTTCAGGGTATCGCATGCGATGGTTTGGCGGTATATGTGTGAGGGGGAGTAAATGGATCGGCGAGAAATGAAAAAGGAGATCTATTGGCTCATTCGGGTCAAATTGTTCTCCGAGCAACACGCGACCGAAGATGAAATAATGTCCGGGATCGAACACCTACAACCCGGCGGTAAATTGACCGAAGCCGGGGAGAGAAGGTTTTGGTCGGTTGTGTCGGAGATCATCGACGAGCTGTCACGTAAGGCGGGTGCGTGAAACATGCCCCTACGACCCGTCCAACAAAAGATATGCTGTCCCGAGTGCGGTTCAAAATTACTTCTTGAAATGTGGGTGATGGAGTGAAGTTGATCTGTCGATTCTGTAAAATTCTCTTCATCTGTGAAACATTTGAACAGGTAGGAGGCATTCAAAATGAA